GGTCACGCAGCACCCGGTTCTCGATCCCTTTTGTTTTCAATAACTTACGAATTTTTCGCTAGTGGCACGTCCTAGACGCGACGAGCCAGTCGTCGTGACGACCGGGCAACTCTCTGGAATGCTTCAGCTTTCCGACCGTCGCGTGCAGCAACTCCGCGAGGAAGGAATGCCGCGGGTCGGACACGGAAAGTGGGATCTGATGGCCGTGATCCCGTGGTACATGGAACAGATCGAGAAGCACGCCAACCCGCGCGACAAGACGACCGAGGAAGCGCAGCGCCGCTACTACCTAGCCCGCGCCGGACTGACCGAGCACAAAGAGGCCGAGAGCAAAGGCCAGGCCGTGAGCCTCGCCGAGCACAAAGCCGTGGTGTCTGAGCTGTGCGCCGACATCGCCGACACCATTGAAGCTTTCCCTGTCAGGGAGTACACCCAACCCGATGAACGCGAGCGAGCATTCCGAATCTGCAACAAGCTCCGACAACGTCTTAGCGAATCTGTCGCTAAAGCGGGGATGGTCGGTGGCAAGAGAAGCCGCGAGCCGACTGCTAGCGCCACCGCCGATTCGGAACTCGAACCGATGGGCGGCGGCGAACCGGACGCTGCCACGGCATAGTCCGATATCGGGCCCGTGGAACCCTGACTATGCGCCATACGTTGACCCTATAGCAGACGCCTTCCTTGACCACGACACCGAGGTGGTTGTGTGGTGCTGCGGCACGCAGATGGGCAAGACCGAGTTGGTGTTTAACCTGCTCGGCCACACGTTAAGCGACCGACCGAAGCCGTGCCTGTACATCGGGCCGACCGAGGACGCGGTTCGCACGCAGGCAAAAGACCGCTTTCTCGATATGGTCGAGACGACGCCTAGCCTGGCGAACGCTGCCGACCCGCGCGACTTCAGAAACTCCACTGTCGAGAAGTGGTACAACGGCGCGCGCGTTGGTTTCGCCTGGGCCGGATCAGGCTCGCAGCTTCGAGCGCACCCGGCTGCGTTGGCGTTGGGCGATGAGATTGACGCCTTCAGACCGATCCCCGGCGAGGGTGATCCGGTGCAGTTGATGCGCGCGCGCGTGTCCAACTACTTCGGCAGCAAAGTCGGTTTGTTCTCGACCCCGCTGCTCGAGGAGACGTCACGCATATGGCGCTGGTTCCTGGCTGGAAGCAAGGAACGGTGGGCGTTGCAGTGCGGCGGGTGCTCGCTATGGTTCGTGCCGATGCTTGACCTGCTGCACTGGGACAAGGGCACCGAGGGCGTCGAGCTCCAGGAATCGGCCCGGCTCCAGTGCTCGCACTGTTCCGAGCGGTTCGACGACAAGCAGCGCCGTGCCTTGCCGGGCAAGTACATCCCGCACGATCTTGGTCCCGATGGCGAATGGGTGGCGCTGGAGGAACGTCCGCGCCTGACCGTGCGGTCGTTCTGGACATCGGGCACCGTTTCGCCGTTTCGCACCATCGGCCGGGCAGCCGAGCAGGTGGCGCGCGCCTTCCGCAGTGGCGACCCTGACGAGGTGCAATCTGCGGTGAACACCGTGGGTGGCGAACCTTACGGGCTAGTCGGTGACACTCCGGGCAGGGCTAAGGTCAAGGAAAAGGTCAGCCACTACGAGCACCCGGACGGGCTGCGGTTCCTGACCGCGGGCGTGGACGTGCAACAAGAGAGCATCTACTACGTTATCCGTGGGTGGGGCTTCAACGCGGAGAGCTGGCTCATGGACTACGGCCAGGTATTCGGCAACACGGAGCACGACGAGGTATGGCTCGCCCTGGGCAACGTCCTGGCGCGCGAGGTGTGCGGGATGCTGCCGCGGCTGTCGCTGGTCGACTCCGGGTTTCGCACCGCGGAGGTGTACCAATTCTGCCGGCGCACGCCATACGCCAGCGCAGCCAGGGGCCATGACACGCTGACCCGGCCGCATTACGACTCTGCGGTCGACGAGTCGCCGACGGGCCGAGCCATGCGGCACACGCTCAAGCTATGGCATCTGAACACCGACTATTACAAGCAGTGGGTCTATGCGCGCATTCGCTGGCCGGCCGGTCAGCCGGGCGACTGGCACGTACCGACGACGGTATCCGATGACTATTGCGATCAGGTGGTCAATGAGATCCGTACCACGGTCAAGGGCAAAGTCGTCTGGAAGCGTACTGGCACCCGGCAGAATCATTACCTCGATTGCGAAGTGCTCGCGTCCTGCGCGGCGCAGATCCTCAACGTGATGGCGCTACCTAAAGCCTCGAAGCCGGTAACGCCAAAGCAAAGCGAAACGCCGATTGCGCCAAAGCGGCGGAATTCGTCGGTCTTCGAGCGTCGCGGTTTGTAAGTCGTTGTTTTATGGGCCTATGATTGGCCCATGTCAGCCGGTCAAGTCTCTCTGCCATACGCACGCGAGCAGTTGCAAAACTGGCTTGACGCGCTCGAGGCGTGCAGCACGGGCGGCAGCTACTCGATAGCGGGGCGCCAACTGACCCGGCAGGACGTCGGGACAATACGCGGCGAGATCACCGGATGGCATCGCACGGTCACCGCTCTAGAGCAGATGGCCGCAGGGACTTGTCGACCGCTTGGCGCTGTCGCGTCGTTCCCGGCGCCCGGTAGCGGGAGATCAGGCGGCGGCATCATTCCCGCGTCCGAGTGGGACACGTGAGCATCCTGGGCCGCATACGCGCCGGCATCACGGCTGCGCGTGCCTACGAGGCTGCGCTATCCATACCCTCGCGCCGGCCGGTCACTGGCGGGCACTATTCGCCCGATTCCGCGACCGAGATAGCCTATCCACGGCTGCGCGACTTTGGCCGATACCTGGACGAGAATCACGATCTAGTCGTCGGCATTCTCGACGAGCTGGTGAAAGGCGTCGTCGGGCAGGGCATCGTCACGATACCCAAACCGAGGCGGGCGAACGGCGTCATCGACGAACGCTTTGCCGACGTGCTCACGGATCGGTGGGAGGCATGGACGCGCACATGTGACACCACGGGCGAGTTGCATTGGTCCGAGGCGCAGCGCTTGATCTGCCGGGCATGGATGCGCGACGGCGAGCAATTCATTCACCACGTTACGGACTACCCCATCACGCCCGGGCAGACACCCTATCGGATTGAGCTCCTGGAGTCCGACATGGTGCCGCACGATCTGCGCGCCGAGGACACCGGATGGAGGCAGGGTATACGCCTCGACGAGTGGCGCAGGCCGCTGGAGTATGCCGTCTACAGAGAGCACCCCGGCGAGACGCAGCACACCGTAGCGGCGTCTCTGTTCCCCAGTTTCGATAACCTCAAGCGTGTCGACGCGGCGATGATTACGCATCTCAAGGCCGTGAAACGCTGGCCGCAAACGCGCGGCGTCACGGTGCTGCACCCTGTCATCGGGCGCCTATATGACATCAAAGACCTAGAGGAGTCGGAACGGATCAAAAACCGCATCCTCGCGTCCTGGACGGCAGCGATTAACCGTTCGCCCGACATCCCGGGATTTGAGCAGCACGACACCAACACGGGCGCGCGCTATCTGCAAATGGCTGGCGGCACGGTGATCGACTCACTGCTGCCGGGCGAGAGCATCACGGGCGTCGGGCCTGAATATCCAAACCCGGAACTGAACGACTACATCGGGGATCAGATCCGGCGCGTGGCATCTGGCACGGGCACCCGGTATAGCAGCATCTCGAAGCGGTACGAGGGGAACTATGCGTCGCAGCGTCAGGAGTTGGTCGAGTCTGAGGGGCACATTCAGATGCGCGAGGATGCGTATGTACAGAAGGTCAACCGCACCGTTTATGAACGCTGGATGCTATCGGAGCTTTTGAGCGGTCAAACCTCGCTGCCTCCTGGCATGACGTTCGAGGGCGCGGCTAACGCTGAATACCGCGGGCCGATTACGCCGTGGATCGACCCTTTGAAAGAGGTGCAGGCCGATGCGCTGGCCGTGCGCGAGAAATTCGTGACGCGCTCGCAGATCCAGATCAAGCGAGGCGCGAGTCCTGAAACCATCGGCGACGAGCCGGAACCGGAGCCAGCACCGGCGCCGACGGCGGTAACGCCAATACGCGACGCGGATGAAGACGACGCGGAGGAAGATGCAGCATGAGTAAGCCGACGGTATCCATGAACCAAACGCGCACGATGACGCTAGAGGGCAAGCGTGAGAACCGCTCCGTCACTGCGTCACTGTCAAGCGAGACAATGGTCGATAAGATTTTTGGAAAGGAGATCCTTGTTCACGACCAAGGCGCAATCGACATGAGCCGCGCGATCAACGGCCTGCCGTTGCTGGCGAACCATAACAAGGGTGCGTTGCCGATTGGGCGCGTTCAGAACGTGCACCTCGGCAATGACAAGAAGCTGCGCGGCACGCTGCAATTCAGCGATGCCACACAGGAGGCGCGCGATGCCTGGGCGCTGGTCGAAGATGGCACGCTTACCGACTTGTCGATCTCGTATCGCATTCTTGATTACGAGCAGCAACGGAACAAGGAAGGCGGCGACGTCTATTCCGTTACGAAGTGGCTTCCCTTCGAGGCCAGCGTTGTGACCATCCCGGCGGACAGTGACGTCGGTATCGGTCGTTCTCTTGAAATCACTGATTCTGTTCCACAACCGGAGGATCCAGAAATGGACAAGCCGAATATTGAGAATGGCGCCGGTGGTGGCGCAAACGTGAGCATCCTTGACGAAGTGAACGAGCGCACGCAGGCGGGCTTTGCTGCCGGTCAGCGTGCCGAGCAGGCCAGGCTAACGGCCATCGACACCGCGGAGCGCAGTCTTTGCACCGCGCTTCCGACCATTGCGGATCGGATTCAGGCACTAGCGACCCATTGCCGCAGCGATACCACGATCACATCGGAGAGTTTCAACGCACACGCGCTCAAACTGATCGGCTCCAACGATGAGCCGCTGGCCGTCAGTGTGCCGACCTCGCAGGGGCGCGCGTTCAGTGTCCCGGGCGATGCCCGTCGCGGCATCGTGGAAGCGGGCGAGAGCGAGAATCGCCGGTTCTTCGAGGGCGTGACCAAAGCTCTGCTCGAAAAGGGTGGCGGCAAGATTGACCCGAAAGAGATGGAGGGCAACCAGTACCGCGGCTGGAGCATGATCGATATTGCCGATACCAGCTTGAAGCTCGCAGGCGTCGACACGCGCGGCATGAGCCGCGAGCAGATCGCAAAACGCGCGATTGGCATGAGCGGTATGCGTGCCGTTGAAGGTGGCGCCGCGAATTACGTCACGTCGGACTTTCCGGCCGTGACGGCGAACGTGGCGACCAAGATGGTCTTCCAGGGCTTCGAGGAAGCGGATCGGACCTGGGACCAGTGGTGCAGCGTCGGATCGGCGCCGGACTTCAAGACGTTTGACGTCCCGCGCCTATCGGCGTACTCCAGCCTGCCCATCGTCGCGGAGAATGCGACGTATACGCAGGGCACACTGCTGGATGCCAAGGAAACCGGCACCCTGGCCAAACGCGGATCGTTGCTGAGTCTGTCGTGGGAGGCCACGGTGAACGATGATGCATCCCTTTTTTCGAGGAATGCCATGCGGCTCGGCGAGTCGGCGCAGCGCACCATCGACGAGACGGTGTATGCGGCGCTTGTCAGCAACGCGAAACTCGGCCCGGTGATGGGCGACACGAACAACCTGTTCGACGCCGCCAATCATGCGAACAAGGGAACGGACGCGCTGGACCTCGACGGCATCATTGCGACCCGGGTCGCCATGGGCAGACAGACGGACGAGAATTCCGTGCTGCTCGGGATCAGGATGGCGAAGGTTTTGGTACCGTTGGAGCTTCAAGACGCCGCGGTGAATTTGGCGACCGCCGACAACCTCGGCGTGGTGGTCGGGACCGACGCGGGAGTACAGCGCAACAACACGGTGCGCGGAACCTTCGACGTGGTGGCAACGGCCAGGCTCACCGACGCCAACGACTGGTTCGGGCTGGCTCGAACCGGGCAGGCGTGCGAGGTCGTATTCCTGAACGGCAACCGGGCGCCCAGCGTCGAGCAGGAGCCGGGGTGGAGTTACGACACCCTTGAGTGGAAGGTCCGCATTGTTCATGCAGTCGTGTTCCCCGACTGGCGCGGGCTGTACTCGCAAGTCGTCGCGTAACGCGTGACTTCGTTCCTGGACATAGCCGCAAACGAAGTCGGCGCAGCGTTCGTAAGGGAGTTCGGCATCGAATTCCTTTACACGCCCGCTGGCGGGACTGCGCGGCGTGTCCGGGGGATATACGACCGATTCGCAGATCCGAACGACATCAGCGCATTGATTGTCCTGGACGGGGACACGGCGAAGGTAGAAATGGAGTCGTCGACGGTGAGCGAGCTTGCTATCGGCGACGTGATGGCGATTGATTCGACCAGCTACCGGGTGACCGGCATAGAGGACGACGGCACCGGGCGTGTCGTCGCCTACCTGGGGCGTTGACATGCACAACCGGCAGGCAATACGCGACGCCTTAGCGATAGCCTTAGCGGGCGTCTCTGCGACGTTGTACGTTGAGCCACGCAGGCGCGTCGATGTCGAATCATTGCCGGCCGTGATGGTGAGCTTGGGCGACGATGAGGCCGACGAAGACGAGAGCGCAATGGCGGCTGCTGGGTCGACGTGGACGGTCGAGCATCGGCAGAACGTCAACATCGAGATCATGGGCAGCGGGGTCGGCGATACGGCAGGCCGCACGGTCGCGGATGCGATCGACGATCTAGAAGTCGAGATCGAGGCGGCAGTTGCCGCCGACACTACGCTAGGCGGGATCTGCGAAATCATCGCGCCGGCTGGCTCAACCTACGAAACCAACGCGGACGGCGAGACGGTGATTGCCGTGCGCACCGTCGCATACATTGCAATATGGCGCGCCGTGTTCGGTTCGCCGGATACACCGGAGACTTAAGGCAATGGCAAAGAAAGGCGCATTTGGAACTATTACCATCGCAGCGAGTGCGGTCGGCGAGGTGTCACGAATCAGCCTCTCGGCTAGTGCTCGTGAGATCGACACTACGATCATGGGCACCGGCAACGCGCGCACCATCCCGGGCGCAGTCGAGTTTACGCTGGACGCCGATGTCTTTTGGGAAACGGCCGACGCAGGTCAGGCGGCACTTCGCGGCATCATCGGCAGCGATTCTGCAAGCGCGATTGTCTACCATCCGCTCGGCGCTGGTGCGACCTTGCCTGAGTGGACGGGCAACGTTTTCATTATCAGTTACGACATCGAGCAGTCGGCGGACGGTGCCGTAGAGCTGAAGTTTTCCAGCAAGTCTGACGAGAACGGATTGACGTACGGCGCGCAGACTTAACTTCAACGCAGATGGTCGCCAAGTCGAAAGTAACATTCATCATCACGGCGCGTGATCGCGCGTCGAGGGTGTTGCGTGCGCTGACTAATCGGTTGCGATCAATACGGCTCGGGCTCGGGAGCCTGGTGGCTGGCATCGGTTTCGGTCGACTGACCCAGACGACGCTATCGTGGGCCAATAGTCTGACGACTGCGAACGAGCGGCTCGGCGTCACGGCGCAGACGTTCCAGGCATTGAGCAAGCTTGGCACCGATGTGGGGTCGAGCACGCAGAACGTCGCGACCGTGCTCCAGCGCATCGGCAGGCGACAGGGTGAGGTGGCGCTGGGAAATGAGCCGCTCACCGAAGCGTTAACCCGCCTCGGTATATCTGCGGATGAGTTCGCAAAGTCTGACGTCGAAGATGCCCTATTTGCGCTTATCGGCGCGCAAGAAAACCTCGACCCTGCAAAGTGGAAAGCTCTTGTTGCGCAACTTGTCGACGTCGAGGGCTTGGCGTTGCTTTCTCAGCTATCGAGCTTGGGCAACGTCGAGGAAATCCGCAAAGAGCTTGAGCGCCTGAAAGACACCGTAACGGTCGACGACGCCACCATTCAGTCATTGTCCGAAGTATGGCGCAACGTCCGCGAGCAGGCATTAAAGGCGCGAGTCGCCATTGCCGGGTGGCTGGCGTCACAGATACGGGAGATCGACCTAGCAGCACGCGCATTGCGTAGCGCCGTCGAATTTATTACTGGCGGCGGGCTCAAGGAAGCGGCGGCAGATCTGACGTCTGGATTGCCATCGGGAAAAGATATCGGAGAGTTTGCGGGGTTTTCAATACGCAAGCTATTAGGGGCGGATGAGCTGGTACGCGAGTTTAGGCGCGTGCGAGATGCGCAGCCAGGCGCCGCCGAGGCGCGCAGGCCAGAAAATCAGCAGATGAGCGGTGAGTTCACACGCAACGCGTTTCTTCAGCTTCAGCAGGAAAAGGCAGCCCTCGATCTACAGCGCGAACTGATAGAAGCAACTCTAAAAGTTCGTGACGCGGTGAAAGAACAGCAACCCGTGGCGGGTCCGTAAGTGCCGACCGTATACGAAGACCTGCAAGCTGGCTGGCAGATCAGCGAGTCATACGGGGATCAGCAGGTAACGCGCGTATTCCGGGTTTCTAACCTGACCGCGGCGCCAGAACTGCAATTGATGCAGGCGCTTGATCAGGCAGAAATTCCCGACTACGGCGATCCTTTTCCGTTTGGCGACCCGGTCGAATATCCGCAGTTTTCGAGCCTTGTAGTGCGAGAGCGCACGACAGAGCCGATGGGGCCGCAAGCTGCGCGGATTACGTGCATCTATAGAAACCGGCGCATCACGTACCGATTTGATACGAACTTCGTGGGCAACGAAGGACCGGAGACGCGCTACACGGTGGGCGGCAGCGTCTCGACGACGCGCACCACGAAAGACATCACAGACACCGCGATGACGGTCACCCCTCCAGCAGCCGTTAGTAACCTTGACCCATTCGATTCAGAGGCGACGATCTTTGAGCCGGTATTTACGCTGCAATTTGACCGACTCGAAAAGACGCCGCCAACGCAAGCGGCGCGCGATTTCGTCGGCAAGCTCAACTCGGCGTCGCTAGGGAGCGGAGCGTATGCCGCGAAGACGTTGCTATGCGTTGCCATTAACGGCCCGACCGACGACGGCGAGATCTATAGATGTACTTATCAATTCCGGTACAAGGAAACCGGGTGGCAGCACACCGACGTTTTCCGGCAGCGCAACGGCAAACCATACGCAGGCGCAACGGTCGAGACATGGGACGTTTTGCCTACTGCGGATTTTTCGACTCTCGACTTGGATTTTAACGACTGATGCCTGCTCTGATACGAAGATGGCAGCAAGGCGAGCCGTTAGGAGCAACGCGCCTTAATGAAACCGTCGATGTCCTAAACGAGCTTGCGGTGCTCAATGCTGGCGTCGACATTCCGCCGACTGTGCCTGATGGATACGTAATCAGCCTTGAGATCAAATCGATCAATGTGGCAGCGCCAACCGAGTTTCCGTTTCGCTATCTGACCTGCACATTGCCAGGGATGACCGCGACAGGCGGCGCGCGCGAGTTTAGCGTCTGGCTTCCGGCGATATACACTGAGGCCAGCCGCGGCAGCATTACATACACATATACCGACGTGAACAACCGACAAGCGAACGACGGCGCAACGACTGAAGATCAGCAGATGACGCCGGAGCTTCTGGTGGGAGAGCAGATCCTAGCGGCTGAGCTATCCGAGGAGTCACGTTTTCAGATGATTGGCGACGGCCGCATGTGGGCAAAGGTGACAGCATGAGCACGATCAACCCGGACGCGCTAGACGTCACGAAACCTGAAGAAGGCGAGGCCACAACGGCAAGCGTTCGCGCGAATGAGGCCGCGACGAAGGCGCAGCTAGCGGCAGCGAAAGCGGATATCGAGGCGCTTGAGGGCGCCAGCGAGGCGAACGACCTGACAGCCGCGGTGACGTGGGCGAACGTCCCAGACGCGAACATTACGCAATCGAGCGTGACGCAGCACGAAGCGGCTCTAACGATCACCGAATCGCAAGTAAGCGATTTAGGCACGTATGCAACGGCTGTTACGACCCTGACGGCCGGTGCTGGCCTAACGGGCGGCGGCGACCTATCCGTCGGCAGGACCTTCGATGTCGGCGCAGGGGCCGGCATAGCCGTTGCTGCTGATGCTGTCGCGGTGGACATCAACGGACTGACCCCAGACGGCACACCGGACGGGGCGGCTGACTACGTTGCAACCTATGACGCCAGCGCGGGCGGGCTGAAAAAGGTACTTCTCGACAATCTGCCAGGCGGCGGCGGGGGAGCTTCGCAACTATCCGACCTGAGCGACGTCAACACCAGCACGCCGACAAATCGAAACGCGCTGCTGGCGGACGGCGTGGACTGGGAAAGCCGTGCCATCGTCGAGGCGGATATCAGCGACCTCGGCACATATGCGGTATCCGGCGGCGCTTTTCATGACGGGTTTTCCGATTACGTCGCCGCGGAGCACGTGAGCCACGCCAGCGTGAGCATAACCGCGGGCGCCGGTTTGACGGGCGGCGGCACGCTCGAGGCGACGCGCGACCTGGCCGTGGGCGCCGGAGAAGGGATCAGCGTTGCTGCTGATGCTGTAGCCGTGGACATCGCAGGACTGACGGCGCAGGCGACGCCCGCGTTCGCCGTTGACTATGTTGCCATCTATGACGATGCGGCCGGGGCGCTGCGAAAGGTGCTGCTCGAGGACTTGCCAGGCGGCGGGGGCGCCGGGATCAACAACATTGTCGAAGATCTCACGCCTCAGCTAGGCGGTGCATTGGACGTCAACGGGCAGGGCATCGTTTCCGTATCGGCCGGCAACATCACGATCACGCCGGACACGACCGGAAGCATCGTGCTCGATGGTCTTTCTTGGCCGCAAGCGGACGGAACTGACGGTCAGGTGTTGACAACCGACGGCGCCGGCAATCTCGCGTTTGAGGCGGCAGCAGGCGGTGGGGGCGACGTGTCGAAGGTCGGCACACCGGCCGACAATCAGGTAGGCGTCTGGACGGGTGACGGGACGATAGAAGGTACGGCAGGGCTGACCTATACCGGATCCGCGCTCGGCATCACGGGCGACGTCACAGTGTCCGGCACGGTCGACGGGCGCGACGTGGCAACGGACGGCACGAAACTAGACGGCATCGAGACCGCAGCCGATGTGACCGACGCGACCAATGTCGCCGCCGCTGGCGCTTTGATGTCTGGCAGCACGACGTTCTCGACCTCTCACACATGGGCGATACAGGGCACCATCAGCAACGGCACGCCGCCGGGGATGTTTGCCTTCGTGGGCGCCGGAGAGACGGCAGCAGCTACCCGGCTCAAGGCGGTTTTGGGCGCCGGTACTTGCACGATTCAATTGCAACTGAACGGCTCAGACATTGTCGGCGCCACGAAAAGCGTCAGCACGACCGCCGGCACGCCCATCGACTTCAGCGACGACGCCGTTGCCGATGGCGACCTCGTGACGTGCGTCATCACATCCGCGACCGGCGCCAGTAATTTATCCGTCACGCTCGAGATCGAGCGGACTTTGTAGGGGATTCAATCATGGCAATAAGTTATACAGAAGCAAAAGCAACACTCGACGACATCGCAGAACGAAGCGAGTCAAATCGAAAGCGGCTGGTGTCGGCGATCAATCAAATCGCAGCAGCGCAAGGCGATCTGGCGGCAATGCCAGGGGCATACAGCTCGGTCATTGCGGAGATCGACGCACAGGCATCCGCTAACCCAACGGATCCCGCATGGGAGAACGTGAAAGCAGCCAAGGATCTCATGGTTACGGACTTCCAGGCCGTGAAGGCAAATGCCGACGCCTTGAAAACGGCAGTAGACGCGGTCTAAACGATGGCGTGGCCGAACAGCCAGGAACGGTATGTCGATCTTGACGTACAAGCGTCAAAGGTCAGCGCGACGCTAACTGATTTTCCATTGCTTCTCACGGCAGCGAATTTGCCTGCGGAAGTCTTAGATTCAGACGATGCGAACGCCCCGCAATCCGACGCTGGCGACATTCGGTTTGGTAGTGCCGCTGACGGCGGCACGCAATATGCTTTTGAGATTGTTGACTACACACCTACATCGGGCGGAATTGGCGCGACCGCTGAAATATGGGTCAAGGTGCCTAGCGTTTCATCGAGCGTCGATACGACGCTATACATGGCATGGAAAACGTCTGGCACGACCAGTGCGCCAGCCGCCGATGCGGCGAATGGTTCGGAAGCCGTGTGGTCCGATTATCAATATGTGGGCCACATGAAGACCGATGGCACGGATGCTACTGGCAACGACGTATCAGTCTCAACGGCCGGGACTCCTGACGACGCGACAGGAAAGATCGGCGGCGGCCAGCGAATAGTTACGACAAATTCCGAATATTACAGAGCCTCGGCGGGTACCTTTGGTTATCCGGTAACCCTTCAAGGTTGGACATACTCTGTCGGTTCAGGCGAAGACGACCGATCCGTTCGTGCCGTTTGTCTTGGCGATGCGTCAGCTACAGGCCAACAGCTAAATTTAGGGGCTAATACCTCAGGAGGCACTTCGACAACTGACGTACAAAGAGTTGGCAGTGCGACCGGCCACGCTTTTGGCGTGGCAAACAGCGCGAGCACATGGTACATGCTGCATGGAGTCATTGCCGCCAGCAACGACTGCGAGAATTTTACAGATGGAGTCACTGCGGGCACTGACACTACAACCGTTACAGTCACCGGTATTGATACGATAAGCATTCTTTGCTCTGCGGACAGCACTCCATTCGGAGATGAGGGCACCGTCGACGAAGTTCGTGTTAGATACAGCGCACTGTCCGCTAGCTGGATTGCAGCCGAATACAATAACCAAAATGATCCCGCGACGTTTGTCGTAGAGGGCACGCCCGCTGCGGTTGCGCCACCAGCGGCCGGCAACCCGATAGCGATGATTCTCTGAGCCGTGGCACTACCGGCGCCGACACGGTCCCCGCTGGGAGCTTTTGAACAGTCGCCGCTGAAGGTGCGCGGAGCTGGCGGTGTCATTCCTCCCACTTTTCAGTCGAACTATCCACGATTCATCACAGCCGAGGGCGCTTTGTTCTACGTTTCTCGTGGCGCTTCTTCGCCGAGCGTGCAAGGTGGGTGGAATGACCTGGGCGCGTCGAGCGCGTTGGGTAATTTTACGGCGATTAGTAAATTTATCGTACATGGCGGTTTCATCTGGTGTTGTGGCAGTGGTTTTGATGCGGGCGTTGCACGTTATTCTGGCTTTACTGGTAATTTAGGAGGTTGGGAGCCGCGTTGGACTGATTCACTTGCAAGTGACATGGTTGTCGGTGGGGATGGCGTTCTGTATTTCAACACGCGCGATACTGACGGACTTGGCTTGATACCTTCGCGAGTTTCGGCGTGGGATCCAGTAACGGATACGATTGCGTATGCTGAGGGCGTGCGTTCTGCTACGAACGCGGATGTTGTTGGTGGGCTATTGGCGTCCGGTAGTGGGTTCGATGTTTGGGAATACTTAACCACAGATGTAGACGATGGTGAAATTGGCGGCGCGGTTCGCGGGCCGGCGTTCGATGTTTACGCTGGCGGTAAGCGGTTAGAGGATACTCCGCCTGCTGTTCCCGCTAACCAGACGTTCAATAAAAGCCTAGACAGAAATAACCCGAATGATCCTGAGTTGGCTGGTAGCTTGCCGCCGCACTATCGCTGGGCGGTAATTCCAGAATCGAATTTTTCTATTTCATATATTGAAGGTGGCACGTCGAGAAATATAACCGGCGATTACTCGGAGATATCCGGCGGCGCCGTTTACATGGGAGGTTTTGAAGCAGAGCTTAATGGTTCAACTTATGACGCTCATTTTGGCGTGATGAAAATAGACGCTGGCGATATCACATTATTCGTCAAGACAGGATTCGAAGATGGCGCCCTCGGGACCGTTATAGGCTATCCACCACAGGCTGTGAGGGCGTGGGGTGACTGGTTGCTTATTGGCGGGTTCAGTTTTCCAAGTAACAATGGCGCAAAAATTGATGACGTCTATGAATTGACTAACCAAAACCTTGTTGTGCTGGGTTACGCGCCAACGTGTGACGTTGTGAATGCGGAAGTTTTGACCGGCGATGTCGCAACGACATATACGCTCACAGTCAATACTTCATCCGTCGAAGTAACATCCCAGAGTAACGTCACAGCCATCGCGAGTTCTTTGGCGCAGAAAGCGGTTCGTTCAACGGAAGTTGGTTTTGAAAATGTGTTTGTTGTCGCTGACTCGCAATACCCAGAACGTATCGTGGTTGCGGGGTTGGAGGCTGGCGTTGCGGTGAGTGCCGCTTTGACAGTGACAGGTGGGACGGGAACAGTGGCCGATTTCACGGCTGCTGTACCTAAAGTTATACCCTTCGGTAACGGAGCAGCATACGACAACCATACGATCGCGCTGTTCGACGAAACGGTAGACCCGCCGGAGATCGATGACCAAACGTTGACGGTTCCGGAAGGAGACCCGATATCAGAACAGATCGTTGCGGGAGGTGGTGCCGTTGACGGGTGGTCGTTGCCGTCGCTTGGTTCCATTCGCGAACGGTGGGAGATGCAAATTGCTTCATCAGGTTTTTTCGACGTTTGGCGGTTGTCTATTGATGGGGTGTACGTCGAAACCACAGGCCACACTACTCCGACCGCAGCCGCGTCTGCACTTGTGTCTTTAGCAAACGCGAATACGGAACCAGAATTTGTGAACATTACGTTCAGTTCTTTTTCTTCTACGATTAGAGCGAGGCACAACTTTACAGGCGTAAGTTTCGAACCCGTTTTATGGGGACCTTCCGTTGCGTCATCTGCGGTGCGCGACTCTGCCGAGACTTCTTCGAGTCGCGGCGGAGGTTTTATCAACGACCTCGCCGGGGACGGGGCTTTAATGTCCGGGGCGGCAATATCGGCGACAGGATTAGTTACTGCTCCGCTCGCAATTAAGACCACAAGCAACCCACAGATGGTCCCCATCTACTGCGGAAACGCAGGGCTATATAGTTCAGCTCTGCTGCGCGTTACTGTGGTGGAGGTGCCTGTAATTGTCGACGCGGGCGACGATACCCACAGCGAGGTTGGGCTTGGGTATACGCGGGACGTGTGGATGAAATCGGGGACGGGCGTCCATAATGGTGGCAGTCCAACGTGGGCGGTGACGGCGGGTCCAGACGGCGCACAGACTGTGGATGGAGTCGTAGCTGATGGGGTGTTTTCGTTCCCTCCAGAGTTAGGTTCGAAGACGGAGCAGATAACAATTCAAGCTACAAATAGCGCGGGCTCGGATACTTGGTCGTTCGACGTCGTCATAACAGATAATGGCGTCGTGCCGATCGTCGCGGCCATTAGCGATAAAATACACTCCGCCGCATCTGGTGCGTTCTTTCTCACGACGACTGCGACGCAAGGTCAGGGTCTTAGCTGGTCGCTTGATGACGGGCCGTCTGGCATGCTGGGCTTCGATTTCGTGGGAGAAGACGGGCGCGTATTTTGGGCCACTCCGATCATCGGCGTTTACAACGTCACTATGCGCGCCACGAATTATAAAGGGTTCGACACAGAATCTTTTCAACTCACAGTAAATGCGTGAACCGCACGACCGAAACCTGCTTGATCGTCGTCGCATTTGTGGCGTTTCTGGTGCTGCTTCATTGGGTGGCGGATGATGTTGCTGAGATGATTTTGCGCAGAGTGTCCAGATAGCATTTCGGGAACCGTGTTCTACAATCAACGAACGGCAATCCTGCCGTAACCATCAACGAACAGAGGGTATGGATATGCCGACAGTGAATAACCATGATGTGGCTGGGTTTGCCCGGCGCATCAATCGCTTCATTGACGAGGTGCAGCACGCTGCGTCCGGTGCCGGTTCTCAGGTGTCAGCGGAAGACCTGGCGCGTGCTCAAGCGTACCTGATGGCGATGAAGACCTATCACGACCATGTGATCGCGATCCCGTCGCTGGACCTTCCGGAAACGCATCCGCTCAACATCGAGATCGAGGCCGGACCAGAGCTGGCACGACTTGAAAACGAGAGCCTGACCGACCTAGTCTACATGTTCATGCTGATCCGTGAGGAGCTGGTGAACTCGCAGAGTGCGCGGCTCGCCAGTGGCCTGATTCGGTACGACTCGAAGCGGTTTCTGTCTATCGTCGAGAAAGCAAATCTGTTCCTGACCGAGTATGTGGCTCAAGTCACACCCTTGGACCTGCCGGAAAGCTCGCCCCTAGCGACGTCGACCGGGCAAGGCAGGAAGGGCATCTAGTCTTCTGACTTTTTCTTCAATTCACAGAACGGAGCGCAATGATGAACGACGAGAAGTTCAACGTAATTGTGCACGGGTTCACCGTGCACAAGGTTCAGGGCGGTGACACCGTGCTCTTCCACGAGCCCATGGGCGTCAAGTATTGGGGCATGGGCAAGATGTGGATCCACGGCCTGAACCAGATCTATGGAAAGATCAGCGACATCTTGACGATGATGGGCTTGCTACTCGATTCGCTCGGGCCGCAGGCAGTGCAGATCTTCATCAAAGAGCTGGCGTGGTTCGTGGAGCACGCACCGGAGCGCATCGCGAAGAAGATGATCGAGGCCGAGGCCGAGGCCGAGGCCAAGACGAAGAAATAACGCATGAACGACTTCATCCTGGGCCTGGCGCTGGGCGTGGCCCTCGGCGGGCTCGGGATGTTCCTGGCGGTTTAACGAGGACGAAGCTATGTCCAACTACTCGAAGTTCTTTGCGGCCCTGGTCGGCACGGTAGCGACTGGGCTTGTTTCCGCTGGCGTGATTGACGCAGGTCAGGCGGAGACGCTGGTCACATCCGTGCTCGGCCTGCTGACCGTGATCGGCGTGTATGTAATTCCTAACAAACCTGCATAAGCGAATGCTTTTCCCTGAGCAATTCTTTACATTCTGTGCGGTTCCAGATCGGTACACTGACGGTAGATTTAACCGTATAGGAAAATACGATGGGAGAATCTACCGGGAACGGTAAGGCCATCGGCATCTCGGCGACGGTGGCCGGCTCGCTGATTATCGGCGTCGGCTCTTTGCTGTGGAGTCACATCGAGGCCGTCGCACAATCAGCTAGCATTGCGCTAGAGGTTGCACGCGACCACGGTGCGGAGCTGGAAACCATCCGCCAGCGTCACGAGGCGATCACGATACAGCTTTCGGATCTGCGCGCCCAGCTTTCAATCGGACGACGATTTACGGCAGAAGATGGCGAGAAAGTGGGTCTCAGAGTCGACCGACTATCGGACAGGCTAGACAGGCTCGAAGACCGTATACGGTACGGCAACAACTCGCCTCAAGAATAGCGGCCGATCAACCTATCCGCCCGCCAGTCGCGCCACCGCTCCCAGGCCAGCCACAAAACGATGCCGAGCGCCGCAACGGCGCACGCGTAGGCAACCATCCCGAGTGCCATGCTTAAGATCATGAGTGTGTCCGCTGTCATATGTCTCTCCTAAAAAGGCCCGGGCCGATAGGCTGGCCCGGGCTGAATGGCGCCAACGTGGCGCCGGGCGAGGTAACCGTTAGATCGGCTTGACCGGCTCGACTCCCATCTCAAGCAGCATCGCGCGCTCGATCTCAAGTGTCCCGAGGAAGTCGGCCAGGTACTCCGCTAGCGTGGCAATGTACGGCTCGTCACGCTCGGCTCTCACGATGGCCGCGGGATAGTCAGGGTTATAGGATACCCAATCCCACCAGTCGCGGCCGGTGATGTATAGCGAGCCTTGGACCTGGGGCCAGTAAATCGACGG